ATGTGCTACGGAAATCCGAATCAACTGTTGATGGACCTGCTGCAAGCCCGCCCGCCCGCCCGCGACGCGCGCGGATACACAGCGCTCGATGACTTCAATCATTTTTGCGCGTACTCGGGATGCGACCCGAAGAACGCCTGGGCGAAGTACGCTTATCTCAGTGCGCGACTACCGCCCGCAACTGCATGAGCGCGATTCGGCTGATCGATGCCAAGGACTTGATGCTTGCCACGCTGACGCGTGCGCCGTTCTCTCGCGAGGAATGGCTGTACGAGTTGAAATATGACGGCTATCGCTGTCTTGTCCGCAAGGTCGGCGCGCGCATCGATCTGCTTTCTCGCCAAGGCAACCTCTTGAATCAGTCGTTTCCCGATATCGTGCGAGCCGTCGCCGATGTGCCCGGCGACTTTATCTGGGATGCCGAGCTGACCGTTGACGAGAGGACCGGCCAGTCGTCATTCGAACGGCTGCAGTTGCGCGCCCGAACCAAAGTCGAGATTCGCGTCTGCGCGGCCATGCGCGAGCATCCGGCCCGCCTGTACGCGTTCGATATGCTTGCGGCGGGAACGCGGGACCTGCGTGCGTTACCCTTGTTCGCCCGGAAGGAGACGTTACGCGACTCGTTCGAGAACACGTCCGTGCTCGTGTACGTGACCGGCATCGTCGCGGCGGGCGCTTGGGTGTTCGAGCAAGTCGAAGCGCATGACTTCGAAGGCATGGTTGCGAAGCGGCTCGACGCCCCGTATCAACGCGGACGCTCGAACGATTGGCGCAAGATCAAGTACGCGGGCTATAGCCGTCCGGCTGCGCTCGGCTGGGGCCGCAAATAAACAACAGAGGGGCATTCACGATGACGAACACGAAGGCCGCGCATAAAGACTGGACGATCGAGTCCGCGCCTCAGAAGCGCGGCCACCACTGGCACGCGTGGCATACGAACGCGGAATCGCTTGGGCAAAGGCTTGGCTAGAATCGAACTATTGAAGCGCGATAAATGGCAATCGGAAGCGTCAGTCTCGGCGATGTCGCTGCAGGAGCGACGCATCTCGAAGTGGCCTGTTCTCGTTGCGAGCGGCGTGGCCGCTATCGGTTGTCCAGGCTCGTTGCTCGACTTGGCGAAGATTTCCCGATGCCGGACCTCGGCTCGGAGTTGGCAGACTGCCCGCGGCGTAACGCTTCGATGACCGAACGTTGCGACGTATACTTCCCCGGCCTTATCAAGATCATGGGCGGCGAGGACGCCACACCAAAGCCGATCTCCAGCGACGATGACGACGACTATTGACGATCGACTCGATGGGCCTCAAGTCCTATCGCCAAGCTTCCGTCATTTCAAAGTAAGACGTGCCTTCGCTTCTTCCCAATCGAAGCGCGGAATCTTGATCCGGCTTACGTGATCCTTCTCGTACTCTGAAGGCGTCATCACCGTGGCGAACTCTTGCGACATATCAATCAGCATCGGTGCATGATGCTCATCACGTGCAACGTTATCGGGATTCTCGGTGAGGCATGTGTATTTCACCGCTTGCGCGCCATTCATCAAACGCGGCACTTCGACCTTTGCGCCTTTCTTGTCAGCATTGAATGCGGCGAACGCCGTCGTTGCCAAATCTTCACAAGTCATAAGCCGTGGACCGCCGAACGCATTAGCGGCCGATACAGCGAAGACTACGCTTACCCCTAACTGTCTAAACACGTGTTGTTACCCATCAGTCATTCAGCAGCGCGATCAGTTGCGGCATCGAGAGGTCTCTGATCGGATCGTCGATCAGATTGTCGAACACCTGCGTATAAAAGCTGTTCGCTTCCCGGTCGGTCACATCGTACCAGCCGAAACGGGCTTCAACTATCGCGGTGGCTGCCGCGTCTGCCGACCGAACCTTGCGGCGCATTTCCTGCATGTCGGGAAATTCCATCTTGAACCTGTTCTCCGAGCGTTACTGCCATACGGCTGCACTCGTTAACGGAAACCCGCATCGTTTTCTTTAGCTCTGGAAGCGTCTTTAATTGCAGCTGGTGCTAACTTGGTTTCCGATGCGCGTGCTATTGCAATGAACCGCTGTATTGGGCTGCACGACAATCGGCCGACTAGCGTTTGCTGCCTGCGCTTGCATCGCTTGCGCCTGAAGCTGCTGCGCCTGCGCTTGCTGCAACTGCGCGGATATGCCGAGCCCGCGAAGCACCTCATCGCGGTTGTCGACAGCGTGTGAGTTGCCCGATGAAAGGTCCGCAACCAGATCGCTGCGTATCGCCTCGGCATCATTCGGCTGCGCCTGCATAGCGGCGCAGTAGCGCTCGACGCGCGCGTGCTGCTCGGACATTCGCCTGAAGTGCGGCTCGATCGCACCGCACCAGCCCGCATACCACGCCGCGTCCCGCGTACCTCGATTCAATGCGGCGAACTCCCGCCCGTCCGCAGCCGCGTTCCGATAAGCGTTGACTCGCCCATCGAAGCCGACCCCCTCGATCGCGCATGCCGCAAGCAAGACCGGCAGCAGCGTTAGCCCGATTATCGTTTTCTTCATTCTGGTTCCCCGCCTGCAGTAGACCCGTGTGCTATCGGCACATCACGCGAAAACTTGAGCCATACCGCAACGCCCACTCGGTGCCGTCGCGCGCGTCGCCATCTTCAATCATCCGCGACACCTCTCGCCCCGACAGCCCGAATGCCGATGGCGCAACACTGGAAATTAGAGCGTTTGCCCTGCGGAAGTCGTGTGCTTTCCCGTCCCATCTCGACAATATGAAGTTGTCGGCGGCGATGACCGCCAGAAACCAGATGGAGTGGAGCATGAAACGAGTAACGATCACCGACCGCAAGGGCCGATATCCGAAGTTCGATCAAATCGTCGAAGACGACGCGAGCGTGCACTTCCTTATCGAAGATCACGTCGTCGCCAACGGCGGCCGCAAGTACAGCGTCGGCAAGTCGATGTCTGCTTACTTCGGGCGGTTCTTTGTTGAAGAAAAGCCCGTCACTGAATAACTGAATTGGAGTCGATCATGACTATCGGAATGTTGATGCTGTTTTTGTTCATCGTGCCGATGATTATCGCGATGTGCCGTAAGCATCGCAACACCGCGCCGATCATCCTTGTCAATCTGCTGCTCGGATGGACCGTGCTCGGTTGGTTGGTTGCGCTGATTTGGGCGTTCACCGACAACGTGAAGCGCGAAGCGAACCGAACTTAGAGTGTTTGCACTGACGAAACACCTGTACCGAGGCTGAGCATCACAGCAATATGAAGTTGTCGGCGGCGCTGACCGTCGAATCGAAAGCAAACCGCGTCACTACATTACTTAGGAAACCTACCATGGCGAAGAACGTTGAAATCGCGATGCTTGACGAGTCGTCGCTGAACGCAGTCCGCACGATCGTCGCCGAAGAGATCCGCCGCTATGCCGAAGAACAGGCGGCCGCGAAAGCCGCCCGCCCGAAAGCACGCGTCGAGTTGAGTGCAGAGGAAGCAAAGCAGTACATGACCGTCGATGAAGTCGCGGCGGTCACGGGTTACGGCGTGCCGTCGCTGCGCTCGATGGCGTCGAAAAAGATGAAGCCGGAAGCGTTCCCGATCCTGCCCGTCAAGGTCGGTTTGCGCAGTCTGTACGTCCGCGCCGATGTGCTCGCGTCGGCCAAAGCGCAGCAGTTCGCGGAACAGGCGAACGGCTTCATCGCCACGCCTAAGCAACTGCCGCCGACGCAAACCTTCGACGTCACGCCCGAACCGGCGGGCGCGCTCGGCGCGACGATTCAGAACGCGATGAGCGCAACCGTGAAGAAGCCCGCCGCGAAGAAAGCGGCGACAACGACGGCCGCGAAGAAAGCGCCCGCCGCGAAGAAAGCGCCGGTAGCTGTGAAGAAAGCGCCGGCCGCGAAGAAAGCGACGGCGCGTAAGTGAACCAACAACCGCGGGCGGCAACGCCCGCAAGTGAAGCATGAGGACGTTACTGATTTGGATGACGTGCGCCGCGCTGTCTCCTTGCGGTCACCAGCACAGCCACGATCACGGCCACAGCCACTATCGGCCGACACTACTACCGAGGAACGAATGACAGAACGAATCATCACCGCCGAGCGCGTGCCCGAACATAAGCGGCTCGGATTCCTGCCCGCCGCGTTCACGACGCGTCTCATGCTGCGCGGCGAGTCAATGACCTATCACGAAGCCGGCCGTATGTCCGAATCGTACAAGGGCGGCATGTGGGAGTTCTACACGCTGTCCAACGGCGGCTACTATCTCGCGCCGGTCGCGCCCGAACGCTTCGCCGTGCGTGTCGGCTCGAACGGATACGAGGGCGAAGTCAGCGCCGACGCGTTCGGCGTGATTGTCACGCTGTTCGTGTACGGCGCGCTCGTGTGGATCAACGACGACACGCTGCAAGCGAAATACTCGAATCACTATCATCAGCTGCGCGCGTTCGCGATTCAGCACGCCGAACGTGAAGCGATTCTGAGCGCGAGTGACTAACGAGAACGAACATGAACTATCACATCAAGGGTATGAAACAGTTTCGCGGTCACGAGGGCGAACCGCTGCAACAAGGTTGGCTGTATCTCGGCGACAAGAAGCTCGCGCAGTGGAGCGAGGACACGCACGGTGGTCCGCTGCATCTGCGATTCATCGATCCGGCCGATCAGCCGGCATTCGAGACGTTCGCGCTAAAGTGGTATCGAACGAGCGGCGCGCTCGCCGAGATGGTCGCGTACTTCGCGGAGGTGAACAAGGGCAAGAGCACGCCGGTTGAGATGCCGCCGACGACCGCGTATGACGCGATCGGATCATGGTTTAGCTTTCACTCGGAAAAGCTCGTCAACGAAAAACGGTTCGACAAAGCGTCGATCAGAGGCACGCTCTATCGGCTCAAAGGCGACGGCCAGAAAGAGTGGCGCATCCACTCGCAACCCTACTCGGACGCGATCGCGGACGGCTTGCGTAAGCACTTCGGCGAACAGTTCGAAGCGCTGTATGTGCCGACGAAGGTCCGCAAGGGAGACGTGTCATGAACTCTTATCTCGTGCGTCTAACCTTTGTGAACGCCGAGCGCGAACGTCTCGGGATCGCGAAGAACTACATGGTCGAAGCAGAACGTCCCGAAGCGTCGTTAGCGATCGCGCTCTGTATGTACGTGGACGAAGGGAATACGGTCCCGCCCGACAGCCACATTCTCTATCGGGTGTGGTCGCCAGTCGACAACGATTGGGTCATTGACGATCACGCCGACGAGATGAAGTGGATTGAGTCGGCGAGCAAACGAACCTCGAATTGATGCGCGCCGATGTGGAACAACGTATTGATCGCGGTTGGACTTGTATTGATTGGATCGGGTGTCGTCGGACTTGTGGTCTATGCGCTCGTTTGATGTCGAAGCAGCCCGCTCTTTCGAGCGGGTTTTTTTATCTGCTTTCGTCGGGCTCGCCGTCGCCATACTCGCGTAGCTCGATCACGCCTTCATCCACGGACTCGAAAACGTCCGTCGCGCCCGCCTCCAGAATCGTATCGTTGACGTTGTCGTGATCCGTGATAACGCGGATCGCGTCGTCGCCCTGATTCTCAATCTTGACCTTCATAGTCGCTCCCTTGATAGCCCGAAAATCGGGCGAAAAACCGGAAGTTGCGCGACGCACCAGAACGCGCCAGAAACGTGCCGCGCGAGCGCGGGAATACGTTCGTAGCGGCCCGATGCGCAAGGGACGTTCTAGGAGCCTGAAATCTCGCCGCTGGCCGGTCGGCGCTCAGCACGAACGCGAGCGCGGCAACGCCGGCGAGGACGATCGCGACGACGACGCCGAAACAGACGACGAGACGCGCGCGCCGTTTCATCGATCGCTCCAAGCCTTGGGTTCCCCGGATTGCGTCCACCGGCTCCGGGTCGGCCGGCTCTTTCCCGTTCGCGCGGACGTGGTAAGGGTCGCCCGCGCGTCCGGACGGATTCAGGGCCGCGAGAACGGCGCTGGCGTCGGCGTCGCCGGGGCCGGCTTCGCGGGCGTGGTCGGCGCGGAGTTGATGACGGGCGGCGGCACGACGACGGGCGGCGGCACGGGCTTGCCCTTGCTGTCGCGCGTCGTGCCGCTTGGCGTCGGCGTGTCGATGCTCGACCGGACCTCGGCGAAGCAGAAGATCAGGCAGGCGGGCTGCGCCGGCAAGGTCGTGTTGTGACCGGCCATCGTGCCTTGTGGCGGGGTCGCGATGCAGCCGCCCAGGAGCGCGACGGGCAAAACGAGCGCGGGACGCATGGTCATTCCTTCGGTGTGACGGGCGGCGTGACGGGCGTACTTTCCTCGATGTACGTGACAACGTCGGGATTGGCCGAGAGGAACGCGCGGAGCTTCGCGGCGGGGTCGTCCTCGAGCGCAATCTCGGCAGCGTTCTGCGGGTCCTGCTCGACCATGAAATCGGGCTGCGGGCTCGGCATGAATGGCGGCGGGTCGGGCTCGACTGGCGGCGGCAGGGAGATGCCTTGATTGGGCGGGATTGATTCTTCATAACCCGGTGAATGCGGATAGCCGGCCCATTCATCGACGGGCAAGGCTTCGCCGCCACGCTCGATAACGGGCACGATAGGCCTGAACTCGCTCGGTGCTTTCATGACCGTACGCGTCTCCAGATTGCCGTATTCGCGCATCGGTTCTTCGGGCGGCGGTACGGCGGGGCCGGTCGTGCCATCGGCATGAACGCTCAGCAACGTAACGGGCGGCAGCAGATCGGCGGGCATCTCGAAGACGCGATGCGGTTCCTCGGCAGTCTTCGCGAGTTCGATCAGAACCGCATCACGCGCCGCGACGTTGCGCACTTCGTCATCTTCAGGCGGAACGGGCCAGGTGAACGAACGAGGGAAACCCGCTTGCTGCGGGACGTCTCGCAGTGCTTGGCGATACTTGCGCGCCGCTTCGAGTCTCGCGTCGTCGCCCGCATCTTCCGCGCGATACACGAGCGCGTCCGCTTTGAGCAACCGTTCGTTACGCTCCCACCGATGATGGACGCCCGCGATCGTCGCCTGAATCTCGTCGCGATACTGTCCCCACCACGTCAGCAACTGGCCGCGCGACGGCTGCGGGTCCGAAAGCCGCCAGTACTGCAGGAACGCTTCGCCGAGCTGCTTGCCTTCGGTATCGAGCCGATGACCAGTGAGGTAGTGCGTGCCGTTGATCGTACCGGGCCAGAACTTCTGCAGGAGATAGAACAGTTCCTCGTTCGTCATGGTCATTGATTCCTCAGGCAGACTCCGCGGATCCATTGCGCGCCCGAGACCCAGTTCCCATTCGAGTTCGTGCGCCAGCCTTCCATGACCCACGGTGCGCCCATATCGAGCGTCGTCGGTCCGTTAATCGGTCCCCACTCGTTGATACCTGAATCCCATTGCACGCGCGCGCCGGCGTTCGCCTTGTTGCTTAGCCATGCGCCGCCATACGAAGAAATAAAAAAGTTGCCATCCGCAGACATTGAGCAATAGCCGCCGCCGTTGTTCATGTACTCAAGGGCGCCGTTGTTAAAGTTATAGTGGACGCGCCACTTGTAGTCCTCGCTTCCGGCCCGATTGAAGTCGATGTAGGGACCGTAGTTATATTCGCTTTCTTTGATAAAGCCCGGTCCTATCCATGAGCGATAGCCGTTCGCATCGCCGTTGCCGCCGACTCGCTGTATGTCAGTCCACGTGAAGCCGCGCCACGAGTAATTGCCGTTATCGCTTATCTGAAGGTTCCACGCGTTACCGGCGCTATTAATCATTCCCATACCAATAGCGGTTGCACCGTAGCCGTTCGGGATCGCTGCATCGGCGCGCATACGTGCGTTACCGGCTGCGCCTACTAACATCAATTGACCGTAGTTTCTGGCTTCAATGTTGCCGTTGGCTGATACATAGCCGTTGGTCGTCACGAGTTGCCCGTTGTCATACAAAGACATTGGCACGGCAGTATTCGCACCGTTCACCCATTCAAAGCCGGATAACGCGCTATTGCTTCGAAAATGCGGGCTATAGCTACCCGCCTTGAGAAATAGCTGAAAGGAAAGCGGGCCGGTCGAATTGGATAGCGTGAGCGCCCCTGTCATGGTGTCGCCGGTTCGGTTTACTTTGTTGTTGACGCTGCCGCTGACGTCACTCAAGAAGTTGTCGATCGGGCCGATATCGATCCATGCGTCGTTGGCGTTACTGCGTCGCTTCAGGCGCAACGCGGTCGTGTCGCCCCACATCATGCCGGGATAGGTGACGGTCGGCGCGGTCGGTCCCGAGTTGTCGCCGATCAGCGCGAGCACGATCGCGTTTAGCTGCGTGCGCATGTCGAGCCCTGACGGGTGCGCGGGTACTTGATATGACGGGACCTGAGCCATGATCTATCTCCTTCGGTTATTCGCCGTGCCTCAACATGACGGGACCGATCGCGGCGCGTTGCGCCATCAGAGCATCGAGGTCGGCCGTCAGCAGTTCGGCATAGCCGACGCCCGCGAGCGCCTTGTGTTCGTACCCGTAGCCGCGCGCGATCCAGTCGCAGGTTTTCGCGATGCCGGTCCCCGACGAGTTCTGGAACGCGATCGTGAAGCCCGTCGCGCTCTGGCTCGTGATCGTCCACTTGTCGCCGCTTGCCAAGCCCTGCGCGATGATCGAGATAGCGGGCGCGTCCTTGAACGGCACTGTGAACGTGATCGCGCTCCCGGCCGCCGCGATCGCGACGTTGTTCCGGCTTTCGATGCGGTCGGGCACATCGACCTTGACGCCGAGCGTGATAATGCCCATGCCGGTCGTCACGTCTGGCACGACCTCTTGCAGCATGAAGCGCGCGGCGCGGAACGTCAGATCGCTGACGACGAGCCGCTTATACGGGCTCCAGTCGGCGGCGACCGCCGTGGCCGGGTCCTTGTTAGTCGTCGAGACCATAACCATTGCGCCGCCTTCGTCGATCTTGGAGCCGTCTACATCGAGACGCGCATCGAAGTCGGGCCACGTATCGACGTCATCGAGCAGGCCATAAACCGCGCCATCGATGTAAGCCGAGCAGCGGATCGTATAGACCTTCGCCAGATCGATATAGGCCGGCGAGAAGTAATATTCCGCGTGCGTCGCTACCGCCGTGCGGTCGGGCTTCTGACTGATATAGAGCACGCCGGTGCGGACCTCGCAATTGACCTTGGTCCCCGCGAAGGTCGGCTGCTGCGCCTGATCGACGATCAGGTTGTAATCGCGCAAGGGTCCGGTCGTACTGATGATGTACGCGGGGTTCTTGCTGAACGCGCCCGAGCTATTGACGAACTTCGCGAGATACGTGCCCTTCATCAGCGGCACGAAGCCGCTCGTCTGCGAGCCCGCGAACTGCGCGATTGGACTGGCTTCCTCCCACGTTACGGCGGTCGTCATGCGCGTCGAATAGCGTACCGATAGCTGGCCGCCGACGAGCACATCGAGGTCGACCGCGGTGCGCCACGATAGCTGGGCGCTGTCGTTATAGATATCCAACTGGAAGCCTTGCACGTCCCCGGTGGCTGGTTGAGCGCGGATAGATAGACTTGGACGGTCGCGGGATCGCTCGTCACGCCGAGCGCGTTGATCGCCCAGACCGTGAACGTCCAGGTGCCCTCGAAGGTCGGCTGCACGTCGATGCTCGGCATCCCGCTATATACCGTCATCGGCACGCCGTCCGGGTCCTGATAGAGCACGTTGTAACGCACCGCGCCGAGCGGCGGCAGCCATGAGAATGTCGCGCGTGCGGCGACGACAACGGGGCTGACCTTGTACTTGCTCTCGACCACCTTGAGTTCGGTGCAAGGGCCGATGTGAAACGGATCGATAATAGAGGTCGGCAGCTGCTCTAGCTGCAGGTCCTGCTCGATCGCCGCGAACTTGTCGGGCCGATACGCAACGCCTGTGATATCGACATTACCGTCTTCGTCCTCGGTGACGGAGACGCATCGCCATTGCTCGTTGACGAGGTTCGTGCCCTGTGCGCTCCAGACACAACCGGGCGCGGGTGCGAGACTGAACGGATCGGTCGCAGTAATCAGGTCGCCGTCGATCGTCATGATGTTACGCGTCTCGAAAGCGCCGGTCTGGAGCATGACGGAAATCGTGCTGTTCGCATTACCGACCGGGACCGGCGCATCGAGGCGGATCTGCGTACGTGTTGCCACGATGATGCGGCCGCCCATACGTGCGCCGGCGCGCGTCTCGTCGGTCGTGGCGAACACGTCACCGGGCCGCGACCATGCGCCGTTGATGCCGGTCTTGAACGTGACAGTCTCGCCGACCAGCCGTTCCGAGAGCAGCGCCCACTTGCCGATGCGATGCGCCTGCCCGCGGGAGGTACAGCCAAACGCCTGCACTTCGAGCGCGCGAATGCCCCAGAGCGCGATCGCATCCTGATCCTCGACATACTCGATCGCCTGCTGGCATTTATCCGCCGGATCGTTCCACGTAATCATCGCCGTGGTGTGCCGCTGATTGAGCGCGGTTCCCACGTAGTTGAAGACGCCGTCCGTGACGTTCGCGCGCGTATAGACGACGATCGTATCGGCGGGCATGTCGGCCGCGAAGCTCAACGAGCCGCCCGTCCAGTAGATCACGCCGTTAAAGATACTCGCGAACTGCTGAAGCACCGCGATCGCTTCGCTACGCGTCTGCACATAGGCGTTGCAGGTATAGCGCGGCTCCATGCCGCCAACGCCATCCGGGACCATGCCGTCGCAATACTGCGCGATCGTGTAGAGCGTCCACTTGTCGATCATCGAGGCGGGCAGGAACGCGCCGAGCCCGAAGCGCGCCGTTACCGCGAGGTCGTACACGATCCATGCGGGGTTGTCCGTCCAGGCGATCTTGAACGTGCCGTCCCACACGCCGACATAAAGACGCGTTGCGGGATCGTAGTTGCTCGGCACTTGCACGCGCCGCAACTTTATATCGAACGACAGCTTGGGGATGCTCTTGAACGCGGACGCGTCGATCTGCACGCCGCACAATGCCGAGTAGGGATAGGTCAGCATCGAATCGACGATTTCCGTCATCGTCTCCCACTGGAATTTGTCGGTGACGTTGACGCTCGTCGCATCGGGCGTGAGGCGCACGACACGAAAAGCGAACGTGCCGCCGATGGTGCCGAAGCGGGATTGAAGGTCGATGCGATAGGAGCGCTGATAGCGGCTGGTCGTCTTGCCGCTGACCGTATCCGTATAAAGCCGCTGGAAGCCGCCGCCGTTACGCTGCGCCTCGATCGCAAGCTGCACGGTCGCGCCCGTCAGGTCGCCGGTCGTCGCGTCGAGCGTCGTCAGCGCGGGAAAGCCGAGCGTGATACGGAACGCCGACATATTCGGGTTGGTGACCGAGCGCACGACCGGCGCGGCGGCGGTCACTTGCACGCCGACGGTGCTCTCGCTCTCGGTCGCGGAGAAGCCCGTGATCGGCTGCTGCGATGCGGTGCCGCTGCGCCACTCGACGGCCGCGCCCGAAAAATTCCATGTTCCGTCCGCGTTCTGCAAGGGCGTATCGTCAACATAGATGCCCTGTGCGCCGTTGACGATGCCCTCGATCTCGCCTTCACAGATCAGGTTGATGACGCGCGCGTATTGAACCGAGCGCAAGCTGTCGGGCGCTTCGACGGGCGCGCGCGAGCCGCCCGAGCCGCCGCCTTTACCGCCGCCGCCGCCCGCGCCCGCGATCGTGACTAGTTCGCGCGCGTTCATCGGATCACGACCTCGTTGTTCGTGGAGAATCCAACTGAGATAACCTGCGAGCCTACGAGCAGCCGCCCGTATCCCAGCGGCACCGGCCCGCCTTGACCCATCGTATTGACCGCGCCATCGAACGCGAGCGAGGGTTCGTTCTCGGCTTTCTCGGGCGTGGCGGTGCCTGCGTTACGCGGCGCGATCAGCTGCGCGACGCCGCCTAGGGCGAGCGCGATCCCCATGCTCGTGACCATGCCGCCGACGCCCGGAATAAAGATGCCCGCGACCGCGAGCGCTGCGCCGCCGATGATCTTGCCGATCGCGCCGGCGCCCTCGACGACGGGCACGAGCTTAAGCACGCCGGTGCTCTGCGGATAATGCAGATCCGTCTCGTCGTAATCCTGCAGGCCGCGGACGCGGAACTTCTCGGTAGCGTGCTCGCCGAAGTAGCGGCGCAGACCGCGCAGTTGCGCACAAAGCGCGCGGACGGCTTCCGCGGGCGTGCGGACGTCTAACCTATACTCGCGGCCGAACCGAGCGCCCAGATCGCCGTATAGCTTCACGGTGAGCATTATTGCGGCTCCTTCATGAATGCCTTGTGGCGCAGCACGGCGGTCGTGCGCCGCTGGTAGAACTCCTGATACGCTTCGCGGCGCGACGCTTGGCCGATCAGATGATGCAGGATGACGCCACGCCCGAGATACACGGCCATATGGTTATCGCGCCGCGCGCGAATATTCATCAGGATCAGGTCGTGCTCGCGCAAGGTCTCGCGCGGGACCTCGACGAAGCCTTCCTTCTCGAAGTTGTCGCGGTACAGGTCGGGGCCGAGCGGGTCTTCCCACCAGCCGAACGCGCGCGGATAGTCGTTAAGCGCTATGCCTTGCAGCGCGTAATAGTCGCGCACGATCGCATAGCAATCGTGGACGCCATGCACGAACGGGCGCGCGAGCAGCGGCGACTTGAAGCCGCTCGGCCGCGTGACGGTATAGCTGCCGACCGGGATATTGACGATCAGCCACGGCAGGCCGGTGCGCTCGATCCCTTCGCGATCGGCAAGGGAGGGCTCGGGCGAGATATAGGGATGCGAATGCGCGATCGCCATGACGCGGCCGCTATCCTCGGCGCGCGCATAGTCTCCGCCCGCGATAATGAAGTGTTCATGCTCGGTCGCGAGGTTGCGGCACGCGACATAGACCAGATCCGCGTCTTTCAGGATGACCACGCCGCAGCACTCGCGCGGCGCTTCGGCGTTCGCGTGGATGATGACGTACGGCACCACGCGCGCAAGCGTCTCTTCTTTCATCGCGGATACCTCTTGCGGAGCGTCGTTTCCGCCATGTGCAGTTTCCGGGCGCGAGCAGCCAGTCCACCGGGACAGACGTTGTTACGTTTGTTTGCGCCTTGCTGCTTCGGCGTTTGCCACTCGACGTTATCCGGAAAATACCCCGCGTCGTTGTCGATACGGCCCACGCTGCAACCTTGAGGCTTCTCGCCCATGTAGGCGCAAAAGACGCGGGGATCGAACCACGGAAAATGTACGGCTATACCTCGTCCGCCATATGCGGGATAGTCCTTGTTTCGTACATTCGTGCAACGATCGATCATAGCTTCCCACGACCGGTAAGCAGAATGCTTACTCATATTGTGGGTGGTGAATCGTTCACGCCGCACGTCTCGATTGAGGCACCCGCACGAACGCACATGGCCTTGCAAAAGATTTGCAGCGGTCGCCGTTTTTTTGTTGCCGCAGGAGCATAAGCAAAGCCACGAAGGACGCTGATGCTTGATAAAGGCTAACGATTGCACGTTGAGACGCCCAAACACGCGGCCCGTAAGGTCTTTGTATCGACTCACGTTTCTACCTCCTATAAACGCCGGCCCCGGGAAATCCCCCGAACGGCAGCCAGCCGTTGCCGAAGCGCATCCGGCAGGATTGCAGGCGCTTGCCGCACGCGTCGAGGTTCGCGTCGCTCGTCGGGTTGTCGTGAATGTCGGCGACGGGCGGCCCCGCATAGCCGCAGCCGTCGCCGCGATAGCGCCACGGACACGAGTTCGTGATGACCTGTCGGCGCGGCACCATGACGCCTTCAACATCGAACGGCGGCGCAAGCTCGAACTCGATCACGTCGCCCGACTCGCGGGTCTTCTGATTGACGGCGAACACGTCATCCTCAAAAGACTCGTCGGGATTCGCGAACGGATTGCCGTCTGGAAAATTGGCCGCGTCGAGGTAGCGGGCGAGCGTGCGCTTACGCGTGACCTTGCAGCCGACCAAGTCGCTGTACTGGCGGCACAGCGCGCCGATAATGCCCGTCACGTTCGACACCGCGAAGTGCGGACGCGGAGTCGTACCTTGGCTCTTCCACTCGAAGCCGGTCGCGCTGACGGGATAGCGGACGTACGTCTGACCCTGCCAGATCACGTCACCGCCCAGCTTGTTTGTGCCGGCATGGAAATAAAGCGACTGCGCGCGATACGGGCGCAGGTCGATCACGAATAGCTCTATCTCCGCGCTTGGATGCAGCCCTTGAATGTCGCCCTTGACGCTCATAGGAACACCTGCTCGAACCGGAACTGAAGGTTATAGAGCAGCGTCCCGTCGCTGACCAGATCGCCATACGCGAGCGACCATGACGGACAGATCACGTCCTGCACAACAGGTTCTTCGGCGCTCTGGCGCGGCGGGGTCCAGTTGAATACCTCGACGCCGTTGCGCGCCGAGAGGAACTGGACGACTTCGCCGGCGGAGGTCGAATCGACGTTCTTCATCGCGAGCGACCAGATACAAACTTGCGTATTGATGCCATCGGGCCGGCGCTGCGCGTAGCCGTCGCCGAACTGCGCCTTGACGACGCGCGGCTCCAGCTCATAGCTCGCACTGCTGACGCACCACTTGAACGCTTGGCCCGATGCCTTGGGCGTGCCGACAAGCCGCGGGTCGGTCAGGAACGCATCGAGGCGCGCGCGCATCGGCGCGTTCAGCGGGCGAACGGTCGGGGGAACGATCATGATTGACCTCTATCGCGTCGGCGCGAGCAGCCCGCCCGAGCGCTTCTCAGTGGCGATGACAGAGCGCACGACCGTCGCGATGCGGTTGCCGAGTTCGGCCATCTGCTTGTCGCTCGCGGTCGTGTCCTGCGTCGAGCGATCGCCGTGCATGTTGACGTTGACGACGACACCGCCGCCCGCGCCGCTCGCGCCCGCGTCGGTGACGATGCGCCCCGGCACGTTCGGGATGAAGTACTCCGCGCGCCCCGGTATCTCGTTGACGCGGTAAATATCGCCGGCCGACACCGGCCCGCCGCCTTGCCGGAACATGGTGCTGAAGAAGTCCGACCAGCCGCCGCTTGGACCCTTGCTGATCGTGCTGAACATGCCCTTGAACACGTTCTCATAGACCAGCATCTTGGCGATGTCCTTGAGCATCGAAGCGACCATCTCGCGGAAGCTCGTCGCCATGTCTTCGGCCCCGAAGATGAAGTCGACAAAGGCATCGCTCGACTTCTGCCCGAAACCTTCGATCGCGCGTTCGAGTTCCTTGATCTGGTCCTTGAGCGGGTCCGTGCCCTTGGCCGCATCTTGCAGTTGCTTCTGGTAGTACATCTGGGCATCGGCATACTCGGCGTCCGTGAGCGCCCCGGCTTTCTTGGCTTTTTCGAGCGCGATGATCGCCTCGCGATACTCGACGACGGGATCGATTGCGCGGCGCGTCGCGTCGGCGAACTTCTCGGTCTCCTGTATCTGCGCGATCAGATCGTCAAGCCCTTCCTGCTTCGCTTCGTTATCGCGCGTCTCGGCATCGGCCTTGGCCTTGAGCGCGGCGGTCGTGTCGATGATCCATTGCTTGTAGGCGATCGCCGCTTTCTGCTGCTCGGGCGAAAGCGCTTGGAGCTTCGGGCTCGACAAGAACTCTTTCATCGGATCGCCCATCGACGCCATCTTCGCGGCATCGGCCGCAAGCTGGTCCATCAGGGTCTTGAAGTCATCCACTTCCTTCTTGGTTTTCTTCGCGGACTTGCCAACCTTGTCGAGCGCGTCGGAGTAATGCAGGATCTGCTTGCCGCTGCTCTCGGCGTTACGGCCGACGACCGCCCAGGCGGCGGACTCTTCGCGCGCCTGCTTGGTCGAGCGTTCGCGCGTCTGCTGGATCTTGAAGTCCAGGTCGGCGCTGGCCGCCTGCGAAGTCTTGATCGTCTCGCCTACGGTCTTGGCGGCGGCGGTGAAGTCGCCCGACAGGAATTGTTTCGCCGCGCTCGCATAGCCGAGGGCTTCCTTGTAGCCAATGCTGATCGTGCCGAACACGCGCGTGAGATTGATGATGAAGCCCGAGAGGAACGCGCCGATCGATTCGAGCGTGTCCTGCCATAGCTCGCTGGTGGTCGACGCTTCGACCGCGGACTTGGCGAACGTATCGAGCGCAGGTGCGAGGCGTCCCGCGATCGTCACGGCCGCGCCTTCGCCGAGCTTGCTCAGGCGCGTCATATCGTCGTTGAGGTTCTCGATCGCCAGCCCCGTCTCGGTCGAGACGATCAGCCCGAGCTTTTCGGCTTCTTTCGTCGCCTCATCGAGACCTTCCGCCCCCGCGTTCAGAAGCGGGATCAGCTTCGCGCCGTTCTTGCCGAAAATCTCGACGGCGACGGCCGCCTTTTCACTGCCGTCCTTGAAGCCCGATATCGCTTCGGCCACAGCCTTGAACTGCTCGGCCGGATCTTTCGACCAGAGTTCGGACGCGCTCAGTCCGATCGCTTTGAACGCGGCCGCGCTCTTGCTCGCCGGGTCCTTCGCGTCGAGCATCGAGCCGGTGAGCTTCTTGAACGCGGTGGCGAGGTCTTCGGTCGAGACGTCCGCGAGATTGCCCGCATAGGCGAGCGCCGACAGGTTCTCGGTGGCGGTGCCGATGCTCTGCGCCATCTTGCTCATGGCATCGACGTTTTCGAGCGCTTGACCGACTTTCTCGGCGAAGCCGCGCGCGAACTCCATCGCGAACTGCGCACCCATCAGCACCGCCGTGCCCGCGCTGCTCTTGGCGATGCTGTCGAGCGAGGACTTGATTTCGGCCTGCGCCTTGCCCATATCGGTGCGCAGGCGCGAGACGTCCGCGGCGAGTTCGAATATCAGCGACCCTGCCGAAGCCATGACGCCCCCTTACCGCCAAGCGGCGATTTCATCTTCAACATCGAGTTCAAGCGGCGGCGGTGGTCTGTTGGCGTTGCCGAGCACTTGCGCCCAACACATAAATTCATGTGCGCCCATCGTGTTCAAGACCGTTCCCGCCGTCATATGCAGGTGTGCTGCGATCGCAAAGACGAGGCGCATGGAAGGAACGGTCATGGTTTTTCCACTTCGGTCGCCTTGCCGTTGATCTTGACCGCAGCTTCGACCAGCCGGCGCACGTCATCAAAGGCGCGTACCGGCAGATCGTCGAATAGCGCCATCGAGAATCGCTCGCCCTGCGAGCCAATCGCGGTCGCGCACAGCAGCAGATAGCCGAACTTCTGCTCGTCCTTGTTCGCGGCATAGTCGGCGTGAATCGCCTGAATCTGCTTGGCGGAAATCTCGCGGACCGTGACCGGACCGAAGCACTCGGTCTCGATGACTTCCTCGCGATGTTCGATTGTGAAAAAGCGCGGCGCTTCCGCATTAGCGACGTTGGCTGGTGGCGTGCTCATATCGTTCATCGATCGGCTCCGCTTCAGGTGACGGTGACGGCGTTGGCATGGACGACCGGCTTGGCGACGCCGCCGACGGTCGGCGTGACGTCAGCCGTGTACGAGCCCGCCACCGTGTAGTCGTGCGTCTTGGACGACACGCCGACGACTTCATCGACCGCCGTCCCGTCTTTCCAATCGATGGCGAACTTCGATGCCGTGCCGCCGCTCTCGGTCATGGTCAGCGTGACCGTCAAGGGCGCGGCGCCTGTCGCGGGCGCAGCCGCGGCGGTGACGCTGTATTGCTCCGGTGGCGTAGCGGCGGGCGGCTGCGTCAGCACGGGCGAGCCCGTGATCTTGAGCGTCGCGCTGCCCGCGACCGCCTGATCGACGCCGCCCGTCTCATTGATCGACTGCACGATCACCGGCAAGGTACGGACCGCGCCGTTGCGATAGACAATCTCGAACATGCGTTCCTCGCCATCGTCATACGCGTCCAGCAGTGCGAGGTAATCGGGGTCGGTCGGATCGATGAAGAAATCGAACGTCAACGTGCCGGGATCGCGAAAGCCGACGAGCGAGGTTTTCTCGTCATCGCAGAGCGTGGTCGTGTCGATGCTCGTCGCCGGGGTCTGGTTGATGGTGTAGGTCCGCGCGCATACGTCCGCGAACGCGTTGACCTGATACATCGCGAGGTCGCTGAAGTCGTCGGTCTCGCCGCTCGCGTCGCTCCCGTAGAGCGCGCCGCTCTTGGCGTCCTCGTCGAGGTCCTGCAAGACGAACTCCTGATTGTCGAGCGAGGGCCAGCCGGTGCCGGTGATATAGATCGGCACGCCGGCCTTGAGCTTGCTGAGGTCATCGAACACGCAGTAAACCGGAGCGCTGGCGCTGGCGCTCTCGATCGCACCAGTCGCGATCGGTGCGGCGGTCAAATTCTCGATATACATCTTCGTGTTCTGCGCGCTGATTGCCTTTTTCATGCTGTCTCTCCGGTTGACTCCCACGTATTGACCTGCACCATGCGACGATTAAGCCGCGTCTCTACCTCATAGATGGACTGCTGGTTTTCTACGGTCGGCTCCGGGTCGTAGGCCCGCAATGCGCGCAACACCGCCGCCATGTTCGCTTTCGCTTCGCGACGCGTGCGCGCGTAGCTGTCGACCTGCCACGACACATGGTCGAGGTCGGCATAGCCGCAGAGCGTGTTCTGCGGCAGGCTCGTGATGTCCTGATAGATCAGATACGGCTCGGGAGTGCCGGCCGGCGCGATCGGCGTGAACACGCGACCGGGCATCGCGCTTTCGAGCACCGCCTTGAACTCGTCTTCGGTCATGGTCAAACTCCGGGCACGTAGCGGATGCCGTTCTTCTTGCAGTAGGCGAGCATCCGTTTTTCGAGCGCGCGCCGCATCATGGCGCTGGATTCGCCTTGCTTCGCGATCGCGGCCGGCCGCAGCCACGGACGCGCGGGCATCTTGGAGGTGCCGAACTCGAGGAAGCGCCCATAGAACGGGTCCTGTCCGTAGGGCTTGCGCACGCCGTTGATGATCTGCGGCTGCTTGCTCGCGCCCCCGCGCGGGCGCTTGAGCGTGACGTTCACGCGCGCGGCGAGCCCCGTCTTCTTGGTCTTGCTGCGCGTGATATGCGAGAACAGCACGCCGCTCGATCGCGGCGAGCCGCCGAACTCGGTCAGGACGTTGAGCATCGCCTGATCCATGATCGGCTTGGCCGCGTCGCGCAGCGAACCGGACAGCATGGAACGCTGGATTTCTTCGGGGAGCGTCTCAAGAAAGCGGTCAAGCTCTTTCAAGCCTTGGACTTCGGTGATTGAAATCATGGCTGTCCACCTTCGGGATTGACGCCGCTCGTGCACATCAGATGCAGTTCCGACATGCCTTCATAACGCGGCAGGACGGCGTCGATGCTGTAGACCGTCGCGCCGTTCGCGCGCGTATGGATGACGCGCCACATCGAGGTCACGTCATCGCGCCAGCGGATGCGGATACGCGTCGTCACGCCCTCGCGGAACTCAGCCGATAGAAGCCATTCACGACCGGAGACGGGTTCGATAGCGGCCCATACAGGCGTGCCCCGGTCGATCCAGTCGGTGATGACGGGCTCGCCGCTCGCGTCCTCGATCTGCACGACGGGCTCCTGCAGCTGCACGCGATGACGCAGGCCGCCGCCCGCCATGCCGGTCGTCTTAGCCATGACGGGTTACTCCATCGCGGGATCGCGCCGCTGATGCAGCAGGTTGCAGACCGCCCAGGGCAAATAGCCTTGTTCCCACGTCTGCGCCTCGACGCCATCGGGATCGCGCAGAAAGATGCCGGTCAAGAGCAAGGCCGCCTGCTTTACGTTGGGTGGGCACGGATCTTTATCGGTGTATGGGTCGCGCTTCAGATAGGCCATGACCGCGTCGCTCGCGCCCGAGACAGCAAGCTGGATCGTCAGGTCGGGAAAGTCGTCATCGAGCCTGAGCGCCGCGCGCACTTCGTCGATCGTCACAAGGTCGCCGTTCATGCTGCTGCTCCCACGATGCTCGTGCGCGCGTCCTTGCCGTCGCGCCCGCGCTTGGCCGCCAGCGTCCACGCGTCGCCGCCCGCGTCGGGCTTCGAGTCGGTCGTCGCGTTGCAATGCCACAGCGAACCCGCCCACGTCACCACGTCACCGGCGCGATACGTCTCGCCCGCCTGATATACGCCGCGATAGATCATGACGGGCAGCGCGAACGTGGCCGTTTCGTGTGCGCCGCTCGCGCGTTCGATGTGCACCGTGAAGCTGCGTTCGCTGTCCATCGTGACGCGCGTCGAGGCGATGCCATCGACGACGCACGACCAGCCGTGTTCGCCGCGCGTGTTCGCATGCGCGCGCCAGATCCCGCCGCCATGCTGTGCGAGCGTGCCGCGTGGATAGTCGCGCGCGAAGTCGAGGACGGGCAGCACATCGATTTCGAACGCGTCGCGCCCCGGCTCGCCGTCCTTCGGGACCGGCGTCTCGCGCGTTTCCAGCGTCTTCACGCGTTCGCCCAAGGCGTCGAAGCTGTTCAGCAACCGGTCGAGCGTGCGGCGGTCCTCGGCCGCTCCCTGCGCGTGCTGCTCGCATTCGCGTCGAAAGCTCTCGATCGTCTCGGTATGATCCTTGACAGGCAGGTACGTCGGAGTAACGACTGGCTCGCGGGCCTCTAGCGTTTTAACGCGCTCGCGCATGCCGTCGAAGCTGCTGACCAAACGATCGAGCGCACGGCCGTCGTCGGCGGCCCGTCGGTCATGCGACTCTTGCGCGCGGCGAAGGAGATCAATGGTCTCGGTATGGTTCTCGACTAGCGAGGTTGTATTGGTCAGGATGGGATCACGCGACTCCAGCGTCTTAACGCGCTCGCTGATCCCGTCAACCCCGCCCAGCAAGCGGTCGAGCGAGCGCCGGTCTTCGACCGACCGGCGCTCGTGTGCCTCTTGGGTGCGGCGCAAGCCCTCGATCGCGTCGCTATGGTCCTTGACGGGGAAGCTCGTCACGTTGACGACAGGTTCACGCGCGGCGGATTTTTCGAGCGTGTCGAGCCGTGCGACGATTGACGCGCAATAGCTCTTGACGTGCAGCCGGATCGCGCGCGCGATGACGGCGAGCAGTTCGTCCGGAATGCCGGTCACGTCACGCATGGTCGTCTCCCTCGGTCAGACCCGCGAGCAGCTTGTCGAGCCAGCGCGCGGCGCGTTCCTGATCCGTTTCGCTCGCGTTCGCGTTCGGATCATCGTCGGCGGCCGGCGCGGTGCTCGCGGGCGTGCCGGCGACGGGCGCTGGATCGGGTTTGGCGAAAGGCTTGTTGCGATCGCGCTCGTCGAGCGCGGCGAGCGAGTAGTTCTGCTGTTGCAGGTAGGGCGTCTGACCGCCCTTGACGGGCCGCATATTCAGGCGCTTGCGCGCCTCGTTCGGCGCGACGATACCGCCGCCGACGCCATCGGTCAGGGTCTTGACCATCGTCGCCGTATCCATGCGCAGCAGCCCGTCGAGGTCGAGTTCCGTGCGGTATTCCTGCGGCAGGGCGAGCCCTTCATCCATGCAAAGCTCGAACGACTCGATCAGGCTCTGCAAGCATTGGCTGTAGTAGTTCTGGCTCAATGCCTCGATGTTGTTATAGGTGGGCGCGGTGCCAACGCCGACCATGTAGCCGGGGACGTGGAACACCGAGCATACGATTTCGCCCGTCATCCTGAGTTGGTCGATCAGCTGTGCATCGACGGCGGTCATCGTCAGCGGTTCGTATTTCAGATTGTCACCTAGAACTGCGATGCGGCCGCGATTGACTCCGCCGTAGTTCTCTTCCCATCGAGCCTTGAGGCGCTTGGCGGTCTCGTCGCTGATCGCGCCGGGCGCGACCAGAACGCCGCCGGGCTCCGCGCCGTTCTCGAAGAACGCGGCGCTATTGTTGAGGATCGCGAGCCCCTGACGCGCGGCGAGCGCGCAGGCGAACAGCGGCGACGTGCCGACCAGCGGATGAAAAAGACAGTTCATCCGGTCGTGGATGATTTCGCTCGCGGGCACGATGACCTGCTGATCGTAGTCGCCCGCGGGCACGCCGGCGAGCGTGTCCATATCAAGCTGGTAATACACCGCGCCATCGTCGGTGACGAGCGGCCGGCAACGGCTTGGGTCGAGCACATAGAGCGCGACGACGACGCCGCGGTTGTCGCGCTCCTTGAGCGCGTAGGTGTTACCACGCGTGAGTTTCGACATAATCCAGTTCTCGACGAACTGGATATGGTTCTGGAAGCGGTTGGGCTTGCGCAGCACCGGCGAGAATGCCGGGGACGTGGCTTCGATCCAGACCTCATCGTCGGCCTTCATCAGCCGCACGGCGAGCTTGCCGATATCGGCGCTGATAAGCGTGATGCACGCATAGACCGTGTGATAGGCGAGGATGGTTTCGGGGCGTAGCTCGATGTTCGACTGCCACGCGCCCGCGAACGATTCGCGCACGATCAGCGGCCACCAGCCGCCCGAGCCGAAGGGCCCGAGCGTGCCGCTGCCGACCGCATGGGCGTCCATCGGCACCGGCTTGGACGAGGCGCGCGCGGCCCGCGACACGCTAATGTCGAAGCCTAAGAGTCGCATGGTCATTTACCCTCGGGTTTGACGTCCGCGTCGTCGGCATCGGCCGCCTGTTCAGGCTCGACGCTGTCCTCGGCGCGCACGTCGCGCCGCTTGTATGTGCCGCGCGTCTTCCTGCTCTTGCCGGCCTTTGGCGCGGGCTTCTTCCGCGGCGCTTCGGCCTGCAGGCTGACCCGGTTCACCGCGGCGAGCAGCTTCGCGTCGCGCTCGGTCATCTCGATATCGTCGCCGCTCGCATAGTGCCGGTTGCCGTAGCTCATGGCGCGCTTCGCCTTGACTTTCATCTTGTGCACCCCTCACAAAAGAAGGGCACCGTCATGGTGCCCTTCGTCCTGCGCATCATCGAACCGGATCAAGCGCCGCCGCCCGTATCCTCGGGCGCACCGTAGTTCGCGCCGCGAATGTAGGCGCAGGCAAGCGTTCGGCGCGCTTTCCAGTTGATGAACCGCTCGGCGCGCAGCGCGATCATGTTGTTCTGCCAGAGGCTGACAAGCTGCGTCGCGCCGGGGACGGGCGCGCTATCCATTTGCAGGCTCGCTTCGCGCGACGCATCAAGCGTCACACCGCCGTCGTCCGCCATCAGGACTTCGGACGGCTTGACAAGGATCATGTAGTAGAAGTCGCTCGCGTTCTTCGGGATATTGGTCGAGCAGATCACCGGCAGACCGAAGAACAGACCGCCGTTCTGATCGATGCCGGGGAACTCCGCTTGACCGAGCGGGTTGACCATCATGCCGATCGTCAGCGCGATCGTCGGGTCCATGATCCAGTACGCGCCCGCGACCGAAGTGTTGTTCACGGTGAACGCCGAGAACAGCGAACGGACGTCCCAGCGCAGCGCGTCGGCGGTCGTGCCGGTGGCGTCGATGTAGGTTGCGCCGTGCGTGATCGATTCCGGCGAGACATTCACGACCTCGGCCTTGGCCGGATCGACGAAGTCGTGATCGAGCAGCTGCGTAATCGTCTCGACCAGATCGCGCTGGACAATGCCTTCCGCGCTTGGATTGGAGAAGCGTACGAGTTCATCGGTCAGCACGACGATACCCGCGACCTTCGCGAAGCCCAGGCGCATCGTCTCGAACGCGAGCGCGCTAACGGGCTTGGGCTTGCCTTCCCCGACCCATTGCGCCGTGCTCGGGGACGTCTGCGCAGGCATCTGGATATTGAAGGGCACGCGGCGGAAGCCTTGAATGCGGCCGATGATCGTCGCCGGCCGCAGCAGTTCGATGAACTCGCCGGTCATGTTCTGATACTCGACGAGCGGCCCCGCCCACGCGGGATCGGTCGTCGTGCCCGCGGCGACGGCCGCACGCAGGACGGTCTCGACCTCGGGCGTGCTGTCGTGCCAGCCGCGCGCGACTTCAAGGGCCTGCATCAGATTGCCGCGCGAACGCGCCAGCGCGATCGCATAACGGGTGAACGCCGTGCCTTTCGGCAGGTTCTGCTGCACGGTCACGCTACGCGGGCCGCTCGTGGTCATGGGGCCGATAGGCGCGCGGACGGCGCTGGCGCTCGCCGGATCGGTGACGATGATCGGCGACGCGGTACGCAGGACCTGCGTCTCGATGGTCTTGAGGCGGCGGATATGGCCGTCGATCGCGTCGAGGTCTTGCTGCAAACCGTCGAACTCTTCCTGCTGCGCCGTGTCGAGCGTGGCTCCCGCTTCCGCCGACGCTTCCATGATTTCGGTCATGCGCGTCGTCGCGGTCGTGCGGCGCGCTTCATAGGCCGCGATCTGTTCCTGAATGGTGAACTTCATTTCACGCTCCGATGGATTGTCTGAATCACAAAGGGTTCGCGAGCGCGCGAGGGTTGATCGTGCAGCCGCACGATATGCGAGGCGGGTTGTTCGATCAGTTGCGAACCTTGGCCGGACGCGGCCCGTTCGCTGGCGTCGATACTCCGGACAACATTGATCGTTGCTTCGCCGTTGGCGGGGATAGTGACGAGCGATAGCTCCAACCATTCCCATGACAGAAAACGAACGCCGCCGCCCTCGATCATCGAGTATTCGAGCGGCCGGAAGCCAATCGAGACGGCGCGGATCAGACCGAGCTTGACCGATTGCCACGCTTCCTCGAGGCGGTCGCGCAGCGTGCCGGGATCGTCGGTCTTGAGGATGCGCGCCTTGAACGGGATGCCCTCGGCTTGCGCCTTGGCGAACTCGACATGACCGACCGGCGAATCGCTGCGGTGTTGCCACAGCAGCGGCATCGGCAGCGCGTATTTTGCTCCGAGCGGTTCGACCACATCTTCATAACGGTCGGGCGTGGGCGTGCTGGCGATGCCTTCAATCGTGCGCGCGTCCTCGTCCGTGCCGCGCACTTCGAGCAGCGTATAGGCGCGTTCAAGTTTCATAGCGTGTCTCCCTCACAAGAAAAACAGTTGATACTCGGGCTCGCGCTCGTTCTTGCCTTCGAGCAGCAAGGCGACCGCCATCGTCAGCGCCACGAGTCCGTCAATCCGGCCCGTCGCTTTGCGCTTGTTGAAGATGCGGTTGTTCTTCGCGTCCGTCTCCGTCACGGTCGACAGCACGTTCCAGCGCAGGCACGGATTGAACGCGACGCGGAGCTTCCGCTCGAACACAAGCTGCTCGACCTGCTCGATCGAACGCGGCATCCAGAGCCCCGACTCTGCCGCTCGAAAGAAGCCCTGTCCGTGCGGCACGAGCTTGATGGACAGGCTCTCGGCGTCCAGGTCGCGCTCGAAGTACTTGATGCGGTACGGGTCGAAAGCGAGCCCGCCAATCGCCAGTTCCGCATCGAGCGCCGCCAGCCGCCGCACGACATCGCCGTAATCGACCGCGCGGCCCTTGCTCGCGTGCAGAAAGTTCGCCTTGACCCATGCGTCATAGGGCACGCGGTCATGCTGGGCGCGATCGCGCATCGTGTCGGCCGGCGTCCAGAACTCGACGAACGCATCGACACTGCCGTCGTCCTGTTCCGCGGCGAGCGCCAGCGCGGTCAGGTCGCGTGTGCCCGACAGGTCGAGCCCGCCCGCGATGCGCCGGTCCTTCATCCGGGCGAGCAGCGCGTCGCGTTCGCGCATGGCGTCGGCGATGACCTGATCCCACTTCGATTCGCCGTCCCGTTCGCTGGCCGTTTGCGTGATCGGCGGCGCACCGACCTCGCATTTGCACCACAGATCGGCGCTAATCCACGGATCGGCGGCATCGACCCATTGACAGAAGTTCAGGCGCCGCACGGTTGATTCGAGCGACGGCATGCCGCGCGCCTGTCGGACCTGCTCGCGCAGATAGTTGTGCTCGATGGTCGAGCCAAGCGACGGATTGGCCTTGATCCAGCACCGCTCGTCGTCGAACGGTTCTTCGCCTTCGTCCAGGGCGCACACATAGGCGAAGTACGCGTTGTCCTCGATCACGCCCGACGACACCCGTGCGCCATACTCGTGCTGCTCATAGCAGACGGACGTCCGGTCGAATCCCGAATTGGTAATCATCAGGATCAGCGGCTGGCGGCGGCCTTTCTTGCCGGCGCGCATGATGTTGATGACGGTCGGACTTTTGTGCTCGTGCACTTCGTCAATCAGCCCGCAATGCGGGCGCGGTCCGCTCTGGCCGCTGTCGTCGGACGCGATCGGCCGGAAGAACGAGCCCGTCTTGACATAGGCGATGTTCCAGACCCGATCATCCCGGCCGGATAGCGTCGTGCGCGAGGCGAGCGCCGGCGACAGCTGCACCATCGCGACGGCATCGCGGAACAGCACCATCGCCTGATCGCGGCGCGTCGCCGCCGCATATACCTCGGCGCGCGCCTCGCTGTCGGCGACCAGCATGTAAAGGCCGATCCCGGCCGCGAGCGGCGACTTGCCGGAACCTTTACCCGCCTCGATATAGACCTCGCGAAAGCGGCGCGTGCCGTCCTCGCGCTTCCAGCCGAAGATCGAGCCGACGACAAACTGCTGCCACGGCAAGAGGTTGAAGGGCTTGCCTTCGAACTCGCCGCCGTTCAGACACAGCACGTCATGAAAGAAGTCGATCGCGCGCTGCGCCGCCTTGAGGTCCCAGCGGATCTGCATCGCGCTCAATCGCGATCGCGTCGCCGTCGTCGCCCGTGCCGATCTGTTCTTCGGCGGTGCGCGTCGCGCCAGCTTCTGGCCCGCGCGCGCTTCAGGTCGTACAGGTGGCGCTCGCACGCGGCGCGCACATGCGGCCCGCGACTTCTTTCCCGACACGACCGCGCGCGCGTAGTCGCGCACCGGATCAGAAGTACGTGTCGGCCTTGCTGCGATTTTCGTAGCCATGCGGATCGACTGCGAGACGCGCGCGCGCGGCGGGCGACATACCGAACTCGTTAGCAAAACGGTGCATCAGCATCATCGAACGGTTGGCGACACCCACCAGCGGGTTCTGGATCGCGTTCCCGTTCTTCGTCTTTATCATCAGTGCGCCGGATAGCTTGTCGCGCGCCTTCATGCGCAGAATCGCTTCCTCGGCTTCGCGCCAGCGCGCATAGGCTTGACAGTAGGCGGCCAGCACCGCGCCGTCGATCATCGTCAGCACGCCCGAGAGGTGCAGTTCGGGCGTGATGCGCTCCCATTCTTCGAGCGCGAAGCCGACGAGATGCGGGGCGGCCGCGGGACGCCGCGCCGCGGCTTGGCTCGTTCTTCGGCAGGGCCGCTTCTCGCGGTTGCCCTCGATGATGCGCAGCGCGGTCGGCTTACGGGGTTGCGGCATGATGTTCCTCGGCTTCGAGTTGCGCCGCCTGTTCAATCAGTCCGCGAACGTGCGACGCGATCGCCCGCATGAACAGCGGCGGGACACAGTTGCCGATCGCCGCCCAGCGTTCCTCGAAAGTGCCACGTAGCACGAACGGATCGGGGAACGATGCCAGACGCTTGGCTTCCGCAATCGTAATCCGCCGATGCTCGCTCGGATGACACGCTTCGCATGCGCCACCGGCACCGCCGTTGCGCAAAAGCGTCGGACTCGGCTTGTTCGGGTCGAGCCGATGCAGTCCATAAAGCTGTTTGTTCGGGTGATACTGGTCTCCGCTCTCGCCGGCTGCAAGCGGAATAGCAGCCGATGCACGATGCGGTTCTCGCCAAAGCGCGCGATCTTGCATTCTTCCGGTGTGTTGACGAGCCCATGCCACGCCTCGCTTACGGTCGGCGGGTACGTGCTGGGTTTCGGGTGCGAGGCTTCGACGCCCAGGGCGGCGAGGTCGTTCCTGATGCCGACGATAATCATGCGCGGGCGCATCTGCGGCACGCCGTAATAGCCCGCGATCAGAATGCGCGCGCTGACCGTGTAGCCCGCGTCCTTCAGTTGCTTGATGATTTCCGAGAAGATCAGCCGCATCTTGCCGATGACCATCCCGCGTACGTTCTCCATGACGAACGCTTTGGCGCGAACGCGCGCAGCAGCCGCAGGAACTCGATGAATAGCTGGTTGCGCCGTCATCGAACTTGCGGCTGCCGGCCGTCGAGAAGCCTTGACAGGGTGGCGAGCCGTCGAACACGTCGAGCTCCCCGGAACGAGCCTCGCGCGGCGCAGCGCGTCGTCGCTCGACAACTCGGCAATGTCGCCCAGATGCAGCGGGACGTCGGGAAGTTGGCGACAAAGGACGTCGCCTGTTTCTCGCTCCATTCGACTGCGAGCCTTTCCTCAAAGCCCGCCATCGAATAGCCGAGCGACGACCCGCCACAGCCGGCGAACGTCGAGACGACTGTCGGCGCATCGGGCGCGCGCGGCGCAAGGTGCGCTTCCCACGCAGCCGCCAAACGATCGGGATAGGCCATCGCTGTGTCTCCCTTCGATTACCTCGGAAACTCATGCCCGCACGCCGGGCACTTGATGAACTTGACCTGTTCAGCGGCGCGCTCGTCATACTCGACGCCCAAGTCGGGCAGTTCGGTGACGGTCATCGCCTCGATCTCACCGCTCGTGAAGCCGGTCAGCGACAGGTCGAACGCGTCGCGCAGTTCGGCCAGTTCTGAACCGAGCATCTCGCGATCCCATGACGCGTTTTCGGCCAGGCGGTTATCCGCGATCACGTAGGCTCTGATCTTCGCTTCCGACCAGCCGCGCGCGATCATGACCGGCGCTTCGTCCAGACCGAGCCGCAACCCGGCCATGACGCGGCCGTGACCGGCGATGATCGTGTCGTTCTCGCTGACGAGAATCGGCTGCGTCCATCCCCACTCGCGCATCGAAGCCATGATCTGGCTGATTTGCGCGTCGGAGTGCAGACGCGCATTACGCGCGTACGGGACGAGCAGCGCGAGCGGACGACGTTCGATATTCGCCGCAGGCCACGGAGCCGCCTGGGGCGATTCTGGTGCGTCTGGTGCAGGTTCTTGCGCGTTCGAGGCGCGTCGCGCAACGTTCTTCGACATTTGACCCCCTATGTCGTGAAAAGCGGTCTAAAAAATAAACCAGCGCGCGTGGTGTCCGCCGGTTCGGAAAAAAGTTACAAGCTGCCCCCCCGGTCGGCTCCCCGCGGTCATAAAACTTTTTTCTGGTGCACAATCATCTATCTGCCGAAGCGAAGCGGCGGGCTTACTCCGAGAGCGCATCCGCGATGACTGCTACCGAGGGCGTTGAAAGCGAGGACGTCATCCTTCGGCCGCACTGCGGTGCCGGTTGGCGCGTGGAAATTCCCCGCCAGAAACACGCATTCGTGGTGATAGTCTCTGATAAAGATCAAGCGATCTTTCTTGCCAAGCGATTACGTCCTACGTCGCCGATCCGAATCTCCCCGCGCGGGAAGTAGAACTTCATCTTCAAACCACGTTCGCCGGTCATCGTTTGACCGGCACGGCGGACGAGACGGGCACGCCGTTGAGGTCGCAGCCGAGCGCACGCAAGCCGAGGTCGTCGCGCGTCTTCGCTTCGTGACAGGGCGTGCACAGCGACTGCAGGTTGCTCGGATGATCCGTGCCGCCTTTGTATAGAGGCAGAACGTGATCGACCTCGTCGGCCTGCGTGACGAGACCTGCTTCAAGACACATCGCACACAGCGGATGCGCTTGAAGCTGGCGCGCACGAATGCGCTGCCACGCACGGCCGCGCGTGCGGCTCTGAATGTGTGACGGGTTCTCGGCAGACATAGGAGCGAGAAACGCGAGAAGCCTTCGCCGGAGTTATCGCTGTGCTAATGCCGGTGGCAGGATAGCAGCGGCTGTTTCGCGTGTCTCCCTTACTGCTAACGCCTCGTTTCGTTGCTCGATGTCCCGAATGGTCAGCCGTTCCGTGATCCAGAATCCAGCAAGATTCTTGACCATGCCGAGCATCTGCATCTGACTGGGATCCAGGCAGCGCCGAGCGTCGGGGCCTTCCCGGACACCTACCGTTCCCGTGCGATGTTTTTCAAACGCATACGTGCTGTTGAACAGTTCGCCACAGTTACCGCACTGGTTACGATCGCCGCTTAGTGTGACGCCTTGGCGCATCTCGCGCGCTTGCTCCATCGTAAGCAT